CCTCAATACCAGCTGCTTCAGCATAGCCAACAACCTCGAACCAGCCATGCGTCTGCTCTCCGTACGGAATGTTCGGACAGCGTGCGACACCAAACCGGTGCGTGATGTGATGGCCGATAGCACGCGGATGCTTCGGCGGAAAGATGGAAGCCAACTTGTCGCGGCTTTCCTTGGTCAACACGTAGGCTTCGTAGTTCATACACCCAACTCCTTCAAATGTGCAATTGTTGTCAAGGCGCTCGTGTGCAACACACCGATGCCACCTGCAGCCACCCATGGCTCGATTGCCTTACGGCGATCGTCGATCAAGACAGTCGTCGGCGTTGCGTATTGAGCCTTGTTGACGGCATCACGCACGAACCGGGCGCTGTTCGCGATCTCGTGTCCCAAGTGCCTACGCACCCAGTCACGCTTCTCTCCCGATGCGCCGATCACGTGGCCAGTTGCTGAGCAGATCACCAACGGCTTGCCGGTCGACAACAAGTACTCCCACAAGATGAACGCGTCTTCCAACGGGGTCATCGCAGCGAAGAACGGGTTGCCAGCCTTGACGTGACGTTCGATCCGCTTCCAGAAGTCGCGGCGCAACAGCTTGTTCGTGCTGTCGCCAGGTTCAGCTTCGGGGTTGATCCCCGTCACTTCGATCGCGGTCTTCAAGAAGTCAACCAACACGCCGTCAAAGATCCACGTTGATTTCAGTAATCAACGTGGATGCCTCCGTAAAATGTTTGGTGTGGTTCATGTTTATCTCCATAAATACGATGTACTGGTCAACCTTACATTCATCCTACCCAAATGTCAACATCCAAAGCGTATAATTACGTGTACAAAACTACATGCCTAACGACTGGTCATTTTTACTATGGTGTTCATTCAACCGATGATCTGAACGACTCTTATATTGGATCAGGAATCAAATTTCTAAACTATGTGCGCAAATATGGCCGCGATGCTTTTGTCAAAGAGATTGTTATGTATTTACCATCTCGCAAGGAGGCGTTCACATTGGAGACACAACTCCTAACGGAGTCTATTTTGTCAGATAAGATGTGCCTCAACCTGATCGAGGGAGGCCGAGTACACAAGCACGAATATGATGAAACGTTCAGAGACCGCATTGCAAAAACACGTAAGATACGTATCCAACAGGGAAGAATCATTCCCACCAAGCACACCGAAGAGCACAAATCCCAGCTGCGACAAAACAATCCTGGCGGAAAAGCTACGTCTAAACCGATCTACCAAATATGTAAGGAAACAGGCATGGTGGTGAAGCTATGGGACTCATCAAGAGGCGCGGGCATTGTTTTGGGGATCAAATCATGGCGTAACATCTCAACATCCGCCAACACCCTCAAAACGCAAACAGTTGGTGGATTCTTTTGGAGATGGGCTGATGATCCCGACGTCGCTAATGATGTGCTTACGACTCATGCTTCTTTGATCGCAAACATTAACGGACCACGCAATCCGTACGGGGCGAAAGGCAAACCCAAAACATAGCCAAAAGAGGAATCCCGGTCAAGCCGGGATTCCTCAGGGGTACAGCGGGTTATTTGGGAGCGAGAACACCCCAGACATCATCCCAGGTGCCCGTCAATGCACCCTTTGAGTAGCTCGATTCCGTCTGCTCGAAGAAGTTCGTATGTGACGGCAGCGCCAGCATTTCATCAACCCACGGCAGTGGGTTCTTCTTGTGCTTGAAGATTCCCTTGAGACCCATGGCGATTAGGCGACGGTCAGCAATGTAGCGGATGTACGCATGCATCTGATCTTTCGTCAGCTCTTGATGGAACTCGGTAGAGTCCAGTTGCTTGAATGCGAGGTTGATGAACGCATCTTCCAACTCAACCATCTTCTCAGCGATTGAGTACAGTTCCGCCTTGAGCTCGTCAGTCCATACGTCCTTGTTCTCCTTGATGAACTCACGGAACAGATACGTCATCCCCTCACAGTGCATCGTCTCGTCAATGATTGACCATGTCACGATCTTTGTCGTGCCTGGCATCATGTTGTTGCGGCCGAAGTTGAGCAGCATGACGAACGAGCTGAACAGCTGCATCCCTTCTGTGAACGCAGAGATTGCGCACATCTGTTGGATGACCATATTCGTATCACCAGACTCAGCGATCTTCAGAATGAACTCGTGCTTATCCGCCATCTCCTTGTATTCCATGAACTCGTTGTACGTAGTGTCAGGGAAGCCCAGCGTCTCGAGTAGGTGGCTGTACGCAGCGATGTGGACTGCCTCACGAGCAGCAAACCCGAGCAGCATCATGCGAACTTCTGGATGTGGGAACACTGGAAGGAAGTTGTTCACGTAACCAGCAGCAACGTCAACGTCACCCTGCGTAAACAGACGTAGGATCTGTGTGAGAAAATCTTTCTGGCCAAGACTCAGACGTTTTTTGAAGTCGTATACATCTTGCTGCATCGGCACGACAGAATGCAACCAATGACTTTGCTCGTGGCGCAACCATAATTCATAACACTTGGGGTGTGAAAACGGCTTAAAAGAATCCCGCTCGTCACTCAATTTTAATTTCGTCTTATTCATGTTTTACCCTCTTAAACCCTATTGGTATATCATTGTGCTTCACGCAGCGCCTGGTTCCGACTTCGTCCACCACCCACCCCGTTTCCTTGTTATTTGATACTCTACCCTCAGCAGCTCTACTTATTCTTTCACGCTGCTCCAAAGGCACAACTCTTCCCATCAGCTTGTCGCTGACCTGTTTCCTAATTTGTTCACTGCGTGGCATGAACCCTTCAACGTATTCTGGTCCCGGACATGATATGGAGCGAACGTTGTGGCTTGTCACAGAGTTGACCCACCACTTGCGACCCCTTACGTTGATATTACCTTGAGCACCATCTGCCTGCTTCTTACGAAATTCAGGCTTGCTCCTGCCGTCAACCCATCGTTGGGATCCTCGCATATCACCACCATCAGCCTCTTCTGCCTTGAGGTTTGCCCATTGATCAGATCTAACGACATTCCACAACTCTGAATAATAACGTCCTCGCTCTTTTACCTGGGGCTTACTGTCACACTCTTCAAGCAGCTCTGTTGTAACATCATCCCCATGGTGCGCCAAATGCCGTAACCAATACGTTCCAGATCCTCTGTATTTCTCTGGATCTTTCTTTGTGTAACCAAGATATTGCAGTCCAGTTATATTGTGTGTTTTCTTATACAGTTTATACATTGATACCTCCTAGAAGCTAGTATTTGTCAATGTACCTGTTCATGCTATCCCTCACACGCAATACAGTCTTCACCTTCCGCGATCTTGCGGAGAGTTTCAATTTCTTCTTCAATTCGCACACGCTTGACGCGCTTGCCAACTTTGTCTGTATTCGCCAGCTTTTCTGTGCGAACATAATACATTGCCTTGGCGCCTTTTTTCCATGCAGAAAAGTGGATCGAGTGCAGCTTTGCAATTGAAATGTCCGGTCGGATATATACGTTAAACGATTGACCTTGGTCAATGTACGGCTGGCGGTCTGTAATCAGCTCAACAGCCCACATCTGGTCGATCTCAGAAGCAGTCTTAAATACATCCTTCTGCTCGTCCGTCATGCACTCAACACCAAGGACAGACCCTTCGTTTTGGACGATGTTCAGCCACGATTGCTCGTAGTCGCATGCACCATCTTCAGCCAACTGCTTGAGCAGCGCATCCAAATGTTTGTTCTTTTGAATGAATGTGCCGGATAAGGTATCCTGTCGGAAGGCATTGGCACGCCATGGCTCACTCGAAGGTGATACGTTGCCACAGATCAAAGCGTTGCTTGCCGTAGGCGCTAGAGCGCTCATGTGTGCAAAGCGCAAGCCTGAACCCTCAAGCCACTTCGGAGAACCTCGTTCAGCCCCGAGATCAACATTCGCACGGTCCAAGTGCTGCTGGAACTTCTTGAACATCTTGATGTTGATCGACTTGGACATTGCGCTGTCCATTGGTACCATGTTCTTCTGCAGGTACGAATGAAAGCCCATTACACCAACACCAATCGACCGTTCTTCTCTGGCAGACTTGATAGCTCGAGCAATCTGGTGCGGTGCGGTGTTGATGAAGTGCTCAAGCACGTTGTCGAGCATCTCAGCCATGTCCTTGAAGAACTGGTAGTTGTCCTTGTACTCGTCCCACTGTTCCAAGTTGATCGAAGACAAGCAGCAAACAGCCGTCGTGTCTTTGTCTGTATGGAGCTCAATTTCGGAACACAGATTGGACTGAACGACCTTGTAGCCACGTTCACGCAGGATCGGCTTGACCGCATTGTTCACGTTGTCAATGAAGTGCAAATATGGTTCACCACGACCAGCGCCTGCGCGCAACTCGAGGATCTTGACCCACAGGTCCCTTGCAGACACAGTCTCGTGCAGCTTGCCAGACATTGGATCACGCAGTTCCCATGAGTCATCAGCTTCAGCGTCGAACATGCAGCGCTCAATGATCTCCATGAACTTGTCGGGGATATTG